AAGTTGCAAATCAAAAGCGAGGTTAATCATGGCTACAAAGAATAACTTATCGGCTTCTGCTTACGCTAAGCCGCACACAATGTCGGGTAAATCAGTCACGGTGGAAGCTAATCCCGGCAAAGCGCCAAATAAGAGCAAGCTAGACTCCCTCGACATTAGTGTTGGTAACTTGAGTAAATCTGCTGGCGATGAGACTACTAAGACCTCTGGTATAGTTACTCGCGGTAATGGTGCAGCTACAAAAGGCCGCACTGCCCGTGGCCCAATGGCATAAACATGAACTATTCCCAACTCAGCGCGGCAATTCAGTCCTACACTGAAAATCAGTTCCCAGATACATATCTGGCGGACGGCTCTGTCGTGTCGAGTTCGGATCAGATTAACCGTTTCATTGAGCAAGCGGAACAACGCATTTATAACTCGGTGCAGTTCCCCTCGCTTCGTAAGAACGTCATAGGCATAACTACCGCAGGCAATAAATACTTGTCCGCCCCTAGCGACTTCTTAGCTGTGTACTCACTGGCAGTCATTGATGCCACAGGCCGGTATGAGTTCTTGCTAAACAAAGATGTAAATATGATTCGGCAGGCGTACCCAAACCCCACGGTTACTGCGTTTCCAAAATACTATGCTTTGTTTGGCCCGACAACGACAAACGCTGTTACTCCAGTAATTACAAACGAGTTATCTATCATCCTTGGCCCAACGCCTGATGCTGCGTACAGTGCAGAACTGCACTACTACTACTACCCAGAGTCAATTACGACAGCACTTACGACATGGCTTGGAGATAATTTTGACTCCGTGCTGCTATACGGTGCATTGGTTGAGGCGTACCAGTACATGAAGGGGGAACAAGACCTTCTAATTATGTATGATACAAAGTATAAAGAGGCACTAGCTTTAGCAAAGAGGCTTGGCGACGGACTCGAAAAACAGGATTCTTACCGCAATGGTCAGCCACGGATCAAGGTAACGTAGTGCAAACCACACGTAAAGCCGCCCTAGCGGTAAACGAGAAACAGTACTTCACAGGGCTGGCGTGCAAACACGGTCATGTTAGCGCCCGTCGTTCTTTGACGGGTGAATGCTTAGATTGCAGGCAAGCGGCAGTACAAGTCTGGCGTAGTAAAAATCCAGCTCGGGTAAAAGCGCACAATCAAGCACAATACAAGAAGTTTTCCGTTGAGTTAGCGGCTAGGACTCGGGCGTACTACGCAAAAAACACAACGGCATTACGCCTACAAAAACAAGAATACCAGCGAAACAACTTGCCAATTTATGCCAAGATTGGAGCCAAGCGGAGAGCCGCCAAACTACACCGCACTCCAGCATGGCTCACACCAGATGACCATTGGATGATTGAGCAAGCATACGAGTTGGCCGCAGTCCGTACCAAGATGTTTGGTTTTGTGTGGCATGTTGACCATATAATCCCGTTGCAAGGTAAACTTGTCTCAGGACTGCACGCCCCCAATAATCTGCGTGTCATACCCGGCGCGGAGAATATCCGGAAGTCGAATCACTTTCAGGGGTCTACATGCTAGCACAAACAGCAACGACAAGCTTCAAGGTGGAACTGCTCCAAGCGGTACACAACTTTGGCCCGACTACGCCCAATACATTCAAGATCGCGCTGTACACAGCAGCTGCGGATCTAGGGGCCAGTACTACTACATATGCGTTGATGGGTGAGGTGTCTGGCACAGGGTATATAGCAGGCGGTATCCCACTAGTTATTAGCACAAGTCCGACCTCTGGTAATAGTGCAGCAAGTATTCCAACAGCGTATGTAAGTTTTGATCCGGCTACATGGGCAGGCGCATCATTTACAGCCCGTGGGGCATTGATTTACAACAGCACACAAGGTAACAAGGCTGTCACAGTGCTGGATTTTGGCGCAGATAAAACTGTTGCCAGTAACACATTTCAGATAATTTTTCCAACAGCCGATGCAACAAGTGCTATCGTGCGAATTAGTTAAACAGGAGTTTATTATGAGCGTAGAAAAAGTAAAAGCTGGCGGTATATTCACCGTCACATGTTTTGATGAAGCGGGCGTCCAGAAGTGGGAAGCTAAAACACCAAACCTTGTGGTTAACGTTGGCTTGCAGGACATGAACGCCAAATACTTCTCAGGTTCAGCGTATACAGCCACTTGGTTTTTGGGTCTCTATGGAGCAGGGGCTTCTAATAATCCTGCTGCTGCGGATACGATGGCTTCACACGCAGGCTGGACAGAGGTTGTTGCATATAGTCAGGCAACTCGCCCAGCATGTACGTTTGGTACAGCTACTACAGCTAATCCGTCTGTTATAAGCAACACACTGTCGGTAGCAGTATTTAGTGTCAATGCAACAACGGTAGTCGGCGGCGCGTTCTTAACTACGAATAGTACAAAAAGTGGTACAACTGGAACGCTGTTTTCCGCAGCAGACTTTCAATCACCCGGTGATCGCTCTGTAGTTTCTGGCGATACGCTCAATGTTACGTATCAGTTTAGCGTAACTGCTGTCTAAGAGGCCGTGTGTTCGCAGGGTCTGCGTTTGCTACCGCACCTTTTGCTGCTCTAAGCGGGAATGCGGTATTCGTCTCTGTCTTTGAAAATGCGACAGCTAGTGAACTAACGTCTGCATTGGCGGGGTTTGCTAGCGTAGTAAATGAGATGACAACAGGGGCAGATGCAGTTAGTACAAGAGCAGTGCTTATATCCCTCGTTACAGATACTGCGACGGGGCAGGACAATTTACAAACAGTTGCCAACATATACGCATCAGTTTTTGAATTAGCAACAGGACTGGATAATCTAGCAAGTAGTGTAGTTTTTACGACAGCGGTACAGGAGACAGCGACAGGCATTGACGCTATTAAAGCGTTCCCAGAGTACCCCGGTGTAATTCTTGAAAATACTACAGCGCTAGAAGTTGTAGCAGCGTTAGGGACTTTGACATCGCGGGTTAATGAGAATTCAACTGCTATTGATTTAGTTTCGTCGATAACAGCTAATTTGTGCGGTATTCTTGAAGGCGCTCTGGCTAGTGATACTCCTTTCAGCAATATAGTCGTGCTGGTTAATGTGGTGGAGTCGGCAACTGGAGCAGATCAAACTGCTATTGCAGTGAAGTGGGCAGTGCAGATTCTTGAGGCGCTTGCAGGGAACGACACGGATGCAGCTTCAGCGCTGTTTACACTATTTATCCAAGAGCAGGGACTTGCACAAGACTTAGTACAGATGCGGCTCTTGTGGGAAATTATCAACGACAGCCAGACAGTTACATGGCAGAATTTGACAACAGATACAGGCGCTATTTGGCAGATCATAGATACATCTGACGGTACATCTTGGACTGTTATTAGCACAACTTCGTAAGGACACGGTATGGCACTCGTAGTTAAAGACCGGGTAAAGGTCACAACGACAACCACCGGCACAGGCACGCTCACACTTGGTGCGGCAGCAGTGGGCTTTCAGAACTTCTCGGTCATAGGCAATGCCAATACCACATACTACGCAGTCACGGACACAATTACGGGGGACTGGGAGGTTGGGCTTGGCACGTACACAGCTTCGGGTACAACTTTAGCTAGAACAGCCGTATTTTCCTCATCTAACGCAGGCGCGCTAGTATCGTTTGCAGCAGGTAGCAAAGACGTTTTTGTAACGTACCCTGCTGAACGGGCCATCATGGGGGCTGAAGGCTATGCTGAAAACGCAGCGACTATTACTGTTAGCTCGACTATTAGTACTGGAAATAACGCCACTAGCACCGGCCCGCTCACGATTAATTCGGGCGTAACGGTTTCCGTCCCATCGGGTAGCCGTTGGGTTGTTCTTTGATGTTTTACACCTATATCCACACTACCCCGCATGGCGATGTTTTTTATGTAAGCAAAGGGGCCAAAACCCGCATGTATTCCAAATCAGATCGTTCTATTGCTTGGCGTGAAGCAATCTCAAACGCTAGGGGTTATGCAGCTATGATTGCTGCGGAATGGCCGACCGAAGAAGAAGCGTTTGCGCACGAAATATTTCTAATCGAGTGCTTCAAAGCTATGGGTTGTAAACTGGTTAATGCAACAGCCGGGGGGCGCGGCCCAAAAGACTATCGATTTTCAGAACAAGTACGGAAGCTCAAAAGCGAACAGATGACAGGTTTCGAGCATAAAAAAGTAACCTGTAATGTTTGCGGAACAGTTGGCGGGGAAACATCTATGAAACGCTGGCATTTTGCTAAGTGCAGGGGTGTTAAGAAATTCAAAGCAAGAGTTACAGTCGATGGAAAGCGTATATTTCTCGGGAACTATGCGTCTGCGGAGATAGCTAAACAGGTCGCGCAAACGTACTTTAAGGATTCGATATGAGTTTAATTTTAGACGGAACGGCGGGCATCGCCAACAACGCAACAGACTTGAGTTACACCGGAACTTTGACGGGTAGCACGGGTGTGGTCAACATCGGCTCTGGGCAGGTGTACAAAGATGCGAGCGGTAACGTAGGTATTGGGACGACTGTAAATAACGTATTTGACCAAATTGCATCAGCAAGACCCCTAGTTGTTCAAAGGTCGGATACAAGCACTACGCTAAACGGTAGTACCGCTTCTATAGCTATTGTTAACGGCGACACCACAACCAACAACTCTGCTCAATTAAACTTTGCAGCTATAACGGGCGGAAGTACAAATCAATATAGCGGAGCAGCTATTTCCTGTATTTTTGGCGCACGAACAAATACCGTATATCCAAGTGGTGTTTTGGCTTTTTCTACATCAATTGCAACTCAAGCACCAGTAGAACGCATGCGCCTCGACTCCAGCGGTAATTTGCTGGTGGGGATTACAAGTGATACAGGGGCTATTGGCGCAAAGCTAATAGTCGCTGGCGGCTCGACCGAGGGTAGCTGCCAAGTGGGTTTCGGTGGTGTTAATGGGACAAGTTTTCGAATATTTCATGCAAATAGTGGTGGGTCTAGTGCGGCGCTAACTATTGCAAAAATTGAAAAAGTTTCTTCTTCTGGTCGCTCTATTAATGCCGCTGGAACAGTAAACGCATCTGGCGCTGATTACGCTGAGTACATGACAAAGGCTGGTGACTTCACTGTTGCCAAAG